CGTGGGCGCGGCTGTCGATGTGGTCCTGCGGGCGTCCCTCGGCCATGTACGGGAAGGCGCCGATGATGTCCCGGGCGATGCGGTCGGGCGACCGTCCGCCCTCCGTGCCGGCCGTGACGATGGTCCGGAGCCGGCCCCGTGTCTCATCGTCCACGCGGGCCACGAGCCGGGCGGCGTGGTCTTCCAAGTACGCCACCGCCTGCGGGTTGGCAAGGCTGAACGGCGTGCCCCGGAGGTCCGCGAGTGACGCGGCCCCGCCGTACGTGAACACCCGGTCGAAGTCGTCGGCAGACACGGGCGGGAACGAGAAGCGCGGCCCGGCGGCCTCCTGCCGGACGTCCAACTCCCGGGCGAACGCACGGGCGCCGATGACCATGGCGGCCCCGACCATCGCCCGGGCGCCGTCCGTGAAAGATGCGCGGGTGGTCATGGCGGCCCGGTCGAACGCGGTGGCGACGGCCACGTCCGCCCGGGGCGCCCCCAAGTCGATGCCCCTCATGGTCGAGCGCATGGCCTCGCCCTGCGCCCGGAACACCGCCCGGACGAACGCCTCGGCGGTGTCCTCGATGGGGCGGGTGTCAGCCAGCCGGCGGCGGCGTCTGAGCGCGGCGCGTGCGGCCTCGACGGACAGGGCCATGCGGGCGCGGTCCGTGGCGGCCAGCAACGAGTCGTGTGGTGAACGCATCCAGCGCCTCCCGGAACGTGGACTCCATGGGGACGTCGGTCAGGAGGTCCGGCTCGGGCGCGATGTCCATGCCGTCGTCCATGCCGGGCATCTCCGGCTCGCCCGGCTCGTCCGGGGCCTCGGGCGGGAACATGTCGGCCACGATGGCGTCCACGTCGTCCACCCCGAGCGCCGTGAGCAGGAGCCGGGTCAGGAGGTCGTCCGGCATCGTCCCGGCGGTGGTCCCCGATGCACCCAGCGTGGCGGCCGACACGATGGCGCCCACCCGGGCGGTCACGTCGTCCTCCAAGATGTCCGGGAACTCGACGGATGGCGTGAGGTCCACGTCCCGCATCGCGGCCACCGTGAGCCCCGTCACGGGGTCGGTGACGGACGGGGCGTCGGGGTCCACCTCCTGCGTGGGGATGAGCCCTTCGTCCGATGCCCGGGTCAGGTCGTACTCGATGATGTCCGCGAGCGCGTCCTGCCACACCGACTGCCGGGCGGACATCATCAACTCGGTCGGTCGGTCGAGCGTCTTGGCGGTGGCGAGGTTGCCGGCGTCGGCGTTGCCCGAGAGGATGGTCTCGGGGATGCCCGTGCCGGCCGACACCATCAGCCACAGCCGGCGTCCCTCCTCCGGGTTGGGGGCGGCCCCGGCGGTCCGGATGGGCTCGATGCTGTTGCCGTCCGTGGCGATGAAGGCCGACCCGGTGACGGGCGCCGGGTTGCGCTCCACCGGGGCGTCCGCCGTGACCGTGGACTGCAGCTTGTCGCGCACGGCCCGGGCCCCTGCCCGGCTCTTGGTGGACACCTTCCACGCGAAGCGGGCCAGCGCCCGGCGCACGGTGGCGTAGTCGGACAGGTCCCGCGACACCGCGCGCGCCCACGCGAGCGAGGAGAACACCGTGGGCACCCCGAACTTGGCGCCCGTCAGGCCGCCGTCCCGGATGTGCACGACCGGGGCGTCCCAGTGGACCTCACCCTCGTCGTCCCCGTCGCGCCAGCGGTCGGGGCGGTCATCGGGGCGGTGGTACATGTCAGGGTAGTAGTCGATGCGCTCCTCGGTCTTGCGCGCCCCCGTCGCCGGGTCGCGTGTGACGCGCACCCACCGGCGCTTGTAGAGCCACACGTCCGCGTCGTCCTCGGGGTTGCGGATGATGTCCCCGGCGAGCACTTGGAAGGTGGGGATGCGGCGGACCCGGGTGACCTCCCCGGGCGGTGAGAAGCACGCGAGGAAGACGTTGCCCTCGTACGTCAACTGCCGGTCGTTGGCGATGAGCGACTGCTGGGATGTCAGGGTGCGACGGTTGCCGCGGTCCGCGAGGAACGCCTGCACGCGGTCGTTCGCGACCCCCTGCCCGGCGATGGACACCCCCTGCCCGAAGACGTAGTGCGCGGTCGTGGACACGGCGTGGTCGATGAGCGGGTTGGCGAGGCTCATCGTCTGGGCGTCCCGGATGATGCGCCGGAGCGTCTGGGGGGTCATGTCGAGGTCGGTGCCGGAGTCATCGAGGCGCTGCCACCCGGCGTCCTCGGTCGCCAGTTCCAACTCCGCGATGCGCTCCTGCAACATCGCGACTTCGTGCTCCACGAGCAGCGCGTCGTACGCCTGCTCGGACATCCCGGTCACCTGTGCCACGGGTCCTCCTGTCACACGGGACGAGTCGCGCCCGTGCCGCCGATGGTACACCGGCCCCCGTGTGGCGAGGACGGCGGCGGGGGGCCGGTGGGACGCGCCTCCCAGCGGCCCGCTCCCGCTACGCCATGAGCATCGTACAGGTCCGGTGGCGGTGCTCGCGCTCTCGTGACACCACCACGCGCACGGCGGCGTCCGGGTCGGCGCCCTCGAGGATGGCGAGCGCGGCGGTCATCAGGGCGTCCTCGTAGAGCGGGTCGAGGCAGTGGGCCCGGCGGTCCGGGCGCACGTAGCGGAGCGCCACGGCGGCGGCGGCGTCCATGATGGGGTGCCCGGTCGGGGTGTGCCCATGGTCCCCGGCCCGGATGCGCCGGCGCTCACGTGCCCGCGCCCGCTGCCCCGCCACATCGCCCCGCCCGTGCGGCGCCCGGCGCCCGGTCGGCGGGCGGCCCGTCCGGTGTGGGACCCGACCCGCGGCGATGGCGGCCCGGGCGCGCTGCTTCCGCTGCCATGCCGTCTTTGCGGCCCGCGACATGGGCACGTCAGAAGCCGAAGCCGATGTCCACGGGCTCGTCGTACACGATGACGCCCTCGTAGTCGTCGGGCTCCGGCAGGGCGAACGACTGCACCACGGCGTCACCCTTGTCGGTGCTCCTGCCGAGCCGTTTGCGGATGTCATCCTTGCCCTCCACGACGATGCGCCCGCCCGATGTGACCCGGTACCCGGGCGACGTCAGGTCCCCGATGAGGTCGTCATCCGGGGGCAGGGCGATGACAGGTCCGAAGCCGGGGTCCAGCATCTCGCGGAGGTTCCACCACGCGGCGGACCGGCGGTTGGCGAAGCCCAACTCCCCGGAGCGGTCCCGGTGCACCGTGCCGGCGGCGGCGTTGAAGGCCACGACGTCGTACCCCTGCTCCCGCAACTGGTCCACGACGCCGGCCCCCAGCCCCACGACGTCCACGACCGCGTGGGCCCGGCGGTTAGCGTCCAAGATGCCCCGGACGTGCCCGGTGGTGGCGGTCGTCTCGTCCTTGGTGTAGACGCGCAACTCCCCGATGGCATCCCCGTACCGGAGCGCGAGCACCGTCTGGTCCTCCCCGAAGCGGGCCACGTCCACGCCGACGTTGATGAGGGGCGCGTACCCGCCGGCCAGCATGTGCCACCGGTCGATGGCCGCCTCCACCCACGAGAGCGGGATGACCGACTGCGCGTCCTCGACGGCGAACTCGCCCAGCACGCGGTTGATGAACACGGCCGACCGCTCGCCCCACTGACGGCGGCGCTGCTCGACCCACTCCGGGCTGATGCGCCCGGCGGCGATGGACTCCTCTAGCGTGACGTGGCGCGCCCACCAGTCCTCGTACCCCGGCTTGCGGTGGTGGATGTCCGAGAAGCGGCCAGACGGCACGCCGGGGGTGGACCCGGCCCACGCGAAGGCGTCCCGACCCGTCCCCGGCCCGGCGCCCGAGAAGGCACCCTCCGACGCGTCGAACGTGGCGGGCAGGATGGACTTGGCCTCGTCGTACACGTAGAGCAGTTGGTCCGCGTGCGCGCCCTCGATGAGTTCGGGGCGGTTGGACGCGGCGGCGAACGCCTGCCCGGACCCGAGCTTGATGGACATCTGGAGGAGTTCGGACCCGTCGCGCCAGTCGATGCCCCGGCAGCGCCGGCGCCACTTGTGGACCTCCGGCCAGAGGAAGTTGCGAAGCTGAGACCACGAGCCGGCGGTGGTCACGGCCTTCCAGTCCACGCGCGCCCGCTCCCGGGTGTCCGCGAACCAGAGGATGACCCACGCCGACATGGCCGTCTTGCCGAGCCCGTGGGGGCCCCGGGCGGACGCCCGGTAGAAGCGACCCAGCGCGTCGATGCACTCCAACTGGTAGTCGGTCGGGTGCTCGCCCTCATCGAAGGACACGCGGTCCATGAGCCACGCCACCGGGTCGTACCAGTACAGGCGCTCCGGCTTACGGGTGCGCCGGGCGGTGACCCGTGCAGCCGCGAGGGGCAGGGCGGCCAGCACGGCGTCCCCGGGCATGAGCCGGACGGTCCCCCGGCCCATGCGCGCGAGGTCCGACCGCGGCGAGCGCACGGCCTACCGTCGTGCGGTGGCGGCGTGCTCCGCGAGCAGGGCCTCGGCCTCGGCCACGAGTTCGTCGGCGTCGATGCCGACCTCCTCGGCGTACCGCTCCACCACGGCGCGGATGTCCACCGACACCCGGCGGCCCCACGCGTGCGGCCGGCGGCGTTCCAGCCACCACTCGGCGTGATGGGGGTCCGGCCGGACCTCGGCGCGGATGAGGCGCCCCATGTCGTCGTACTGCGCCGGTCGCCCGAAGGCGGCATCGGCCACGACCGTCGCCATGCGGACCTCGGCCGTCGCCTCGGCCTCGTCCACGGCGCGTCGGAACGACGCATCGGCCCGCCTCCACCGGGTGAGGGTGTCGTGGCTCATGCCGGCGTACGCGGCGGCGGCCTCCCGGGTGTTGCCGGCCCGGAGGGCGTTGAGGATGATGGCCGCCCGCTGCTCCGTCCGGAAGGTGCGGTGACCATCGCGCACGGCCATCTCAGACCGCCCCAGCCGCCCTGAGACGGGAGATGGTGTCGTCGGTGGTGTCCGGTGCCGTGTCGCCCACATCCTCGGCGCGGAGGGGCGGGAAGCCGGGCACGAGCATGGCCTCGACGGACGTCATCCGGAAGCGGTCCATGATGAGCAGGAGGGCCCGGGGCGTCATGGACACGGACAGGAGCGGGGTCCCGGCCGCGCCCTCCGGCATGTGCGCCCACGCGTCCGCGAGCCGCTGGACCTCGGGTCGGTGCATCGTCGTCATGGCTTCGCCTCCTTCGGCACGGACCGTCCCCGCACGCTGCCCTTCGCCATGTCCCGGACCTCGGGCGGCAGGGCGTCGGGGTCGGCGGTGGTCCACCCCTTGCTGAACGCGGCCCCCGCCCCGCGCTTGAGCATGTTGCCACGGTCGAGCAGCCGGCCGACCTCCTCGGGGTCCATCCCCAGACGTCGGCCTATCTCGCCGTCCGCGAGCCCCATGCCGTGAAGGTCCGCGATGATGTCGGCCATGCGGAGGACGTGATGGGAGCCGCGCGCCCGGTTGTGGCGGATGGTCGCCATGCGCTGCGTCGCCGGGTCGATGGCGGGGAGGCGCACGACCGGCACGAGCCCACCCGTCAGGGCAGCGACCTCGGCATCCGTCCGGGCGAGGGTCCAGCGATGGAAGCCGTCCACTATCTCGCCGTCCACCCGGGCGACGATGGGCTGGGTCCACCCGTTCTCCATGAGGGACAGCTTGAGCAGGGCGAGCTCGGGCCGGGCCACCCGGTTCGGGTTGTAGTCGTTCGCCCGGAGCGTGAGCGGGTCCACCCACTCGACATGCGAGATGGGCTGGCCTGCCGGCCCGGTGGCGCGCGTCATGGTCGTATCTCCTCCTCCCGGCCCTCGGCACGGATGCGGGCGATGTCCGCGTCGTACTCCCGGCGGGCTTTCTCGGGGTCGGCGGCGAGCCCAGCAGCCGTCTCCCGGCGGCTCTTGAAGTCGCCCCGGATGGCGATGTTGAGCAGGAAGCCCCACGACACCCCGGTCGCCGGGTGTGGGGCGCGCTCGGCCAGCGGCTCGGACGTCCGGTGGTAGTGCCGGCGCATGAAGCCGCCGATGCGCTTGGCGACCTTGGCGCGGTAGTCGGCCGGCTGGCGGTCCACGTAGTGCGTGATGAACTCGGTCCACGGCATCCCGACCGGCTTCTGGGGCTGGCTGCCGAAGGACCACAACTCGGTCCGGCTGTACCGGGCGCCGGCGGCGGCCCCGGGCACGCGCGCGGTCATGGCGTCCCAGATGTCCGGGAAGCAGACGGCGTACATGTCGAGGTTGCGAAGCGGCTCCTCGCCGTAGGGCGGCGCGCACCGCTGGGCCTTGTGGGGGATGCCCGACAACTCCATGGCGTCATACGCCCGGTTGTGGTCCCACCCCAGCGTGGCGGGCGCGAGCCACACGTCGGACGTCACCCAGTCATAGATGGGGTAGACCTTCCAGACGTTGCCCTTCTCGGTCGCGCCGGCGGTGTAGTGGACCATCCACGGGTCGTGGAGGTGGTGCGTGATGGACCGGCGGCGGTTGACGGACTCATCGGCCCGGATGCCCATGAGCAGCCCCACGTTGCCGAGGGACACGGGGTGGAGCAGCCCGTTGAGGTCGGGAATGATGAGCCGCTTGGATGGCTCGTCGTTGGGGTACCCGGGGATGGTCGTGATGGCCTCCGGGGGCATCGGGCGGACCCACAGGTGCCGGTCCTCCGGGGCCCACGGGTACCACCACGGGTGCTCCCGGCTGCACGCGTTCCGGTGCTTGACGGGGACGCAGTACCACTCCATGTCCACACCGGGCAGGGCGGCGACCCGGCGCACGTAGTCCTCCGTCTCGTAGGGGATGGCCTCCTCATCGAAGAACACCACCCGGAGCCGCTGCCCCCGGGCTTGGGCCTCGTCGTATGCGAGGTTGAACACCGCCGTCGAGTCCTTGCCGCCAGAGAAGGAGACGACGATGTGGTCGAAGCGGTCGAAGGCGACCCGGGTCCGCTCCCGGGCGAGCGTCAGGACGTCGGCGTCCTCATCCACCGTCGCCCAGCCCTTGCGGCGGCGCCCGGTGTACGGGTTGATGGGGCGCGGCATCAGACCGTCCGGAGGAAGTCCGCTGCCCCCGGGACGCGCGCGTCGGCGGCCTCGCGCACGATGTCCGGCTCGGCCTCGTACACGTACGACCACGGCCCGACGCGGGGCCACGGCACGGCCGACCCGCGGTAGAAGCCACCCGGGGCGGCGTACGACTCCGGGAGGGCCATGTCGTCCCGCTGGATGAGGGCGAACACGGCTTCATGCGTCCACTCGGCCAGCGGCGAGTAGCGGCGCGTCCCGGTCGATGCGGTCACGTAGTCGTGCCCGGTCCCGGTCCAGTTGCCGTCCGACACGCGGCGGCCGGTGAGCATGATGTCCAGCCGGTGCCGGCGGAAGGCCACGTCCTGCGCGCGGTTGTGGATGTTCGACCACCGGGCGATGGCGGTGAGGTTCTG